CTCAACAAACACAATCCGCACATGGAGCTTTGAATGGCATCTCATAAGCTTCCGACGAAACTGCTTGAAGCAAACGGGTCGTTTAAGAAAGACCCAGGCAGGCGTAATACGCAGGAGCCGAGCGTCATCGAGGGATTACCTGAGATGCCAGTCGAAGTTGCTGCGAATCCGATTGCCGAGCAAAAGTGGTATCAAGTATGCGACACGCTTTCCCAAATGCAACTGCTGGCAACGTGCGACTTTGAACTGATTTCGTTGTTGGCTGTGAGCTATGGCGAGTATCGCAAAGCTTTGGATCACGTCAACAAGCACGGCCAGACTCAAACGGTTGTTGATGATGCTGGCAATCACACATTCAAGGCAAATCCTAGTTGTGCGGAGATGCACAAGCACATGGACAGAATCAAGCGTTGCTGTATTGAGCTTGGCTTGACTCCAGCAGCTCGCTCAAAGGTCAAGACTTTGAAAAAAGATGAAGGTTCGGCATTTGATGAGTGGCTAAAGACTGGATGATTTCGAACGTTGCGCTAGACAGATTTCAAAGCTACGTTGACGACGTTCTTCATGGGGACGTAATCGTATCGGAAGCTGTGCGCGCGGCGGTAGTTCGTCACACTGAGGATTTGAAACGTCAGGACGCAGCAGATTTTCCGTACATCTTTGACGCAAAACACGCTGCAAGAGTCATCGGTTTTTTTCCAATTGCCTGCAAGCATAGTATCGGCGAGTTTCAGGGGCTACCTTTTGAGCTTGAAAATTGGCAGGCGTTCATTGTTGGTTCGCTTTTTGGGTGGAAACGCATCGATGGAACGCGGCGATTTCGCAAAGCTTACATTTCAGTTGCTCGAAAAAATGGAAAGTCAACATTGATTTCGGCGCTGGTTCACTTTCTTGCGATGGCCGACATCAACCCAAAAACAGGCAAGCCGGAATCTGTTGCTGAGATTGTGCTGACGGCAACCAAGAAAGACCAAGCGTCGGTTGTTTTTAATGAAGCAAAGCGTATGCGAATGCAATCGCCAGAGATCAGCAGGATAAGCAACGTCAAGTACAACCAAATCAACTACACACACAACGAAGCATCGATTCGTATTTCGTCTAGCGAGCGTCCTTTGTCTGGCTTGAATCCGCACGCTGTAATTATGGATGAGTTACATGAGTGGCGAACGCAGCACACCAAGTTTTACGACACTATGGTTACTGGCTTTGCATCGAGAATGCAACCGCTGCACATCAACATCACGACTGCTGGAGACGATTCGAGCGAGCTTTGGGAAAAGGAATACGACTACGCAATAGAGGTCGTGCATGGTCGTCACATCGACAACAATCTGTTCGTTTTTAGTGCTGAACTAGACAAGGACGACGATCCGTTTGACGAATGCAATTGGATCAAAGCAAATCCTAATCTTGGCGTATCGGTCAAGCTTGATTACTTGCGAGAGCAGGCAAATCGAGAAAAGACAACCTTGGTCGGGCAAAATCGCTTCACACGCTTTCATGGGAATCGCAAAGTTACGGCAGTCCAGAAGGCGTTTGACATTCAAGCATGGGACAACTGTGCTGGCGAATTAAGCGATTGGTCAACAGCCGATTGTATTTGCTACGCTGCTGACATTGGAGGCCGAGACGATTTAGCGAGCGTGGGTGCTGTGGCACGCTGGACGATTGGCTACGCAGAAAACGAGCGAGGCGATGATGAACCGCAGTATCGGTACGAGTGCAAACAGCAGGCTTTCATTTGCACTGAAACGCAGCGTGACTTGACAACACAACCGTGGGCGACTTGGTTGCATGAGGATCGCATCAAACAAGCCAAGTGGGTTATCACTACGCTTGTTAAGTCCATGCAGGAATCAATGGAAGCAGACAACGCTACTCAGTTTGCCTACGACCGTTGGAACGCAAGCCAGCTTGCCGAGCAGCTTGAGCAAGATGGGCTTACTCCAATCGATTTTAAGCAGTCGTGCGCAATGTACAACGAGCCTATTCGCGAGTTTCTAGATTGCGTTTCGAAGGGTACAATTCGCCACAACGGAGACTCCGTTTTGCGATGGGCGGTTAACAACATGACCATCTGCAAAAATTCAGAAGATCAATGGAAGCCAGATCGAAAAAGCAGCAAGGACAAGATTGACCCAATCGTCGCGGTTCTGATGGCTTTTCGTTTGGCAATGATTCAACCCGCTGTTTCAACTGGTTCAAAGTTTGTGTATTAGGAGACAAGGATGGCAGACTGGCGAACTGGTTGGAAAGATTTAATTCGATGGCTTTGGCCTGATGACGATGGCGATGAGCGATTAACACCTGATACAGCGGTGTCTGTGCCAGCGGTTCGCAATGCTCTCGGGAAGATTACTTGCCATGTTGGGCAGTTGCCTGTCCATGTTTTGCGTAAGCGACCGAATGGCGGAACCGAAAAGCTAACCACGCATCAAGCGTACGAACCAATCAAGACGCGACCAAACCCACAACTAGGCGCGTTCGATTTTCGTGAACTGCTGATTGCTCATTCGATCATGTGGGGCGATGGCAAGGCGTACATCGATTACTCTTCCGGTCGCTTGCAACTTTGGCCAATCATGCCTTGGTGCAGTGCCACGATTTACGCGGACGGCGAAAAGTTCCACGCAATCAAAATCAAAGACGATGACCAAGACCCTATTTGGCGATTACTGGACGACGAAAAGGACGAAGCCAACATCGTCATGCTTCCAGACTCGGAAGTTATCCACATTCGAGACTTTAGCTTCAATCCGCTTGGCGGTCGTGGCTTGTTGAAAGACGGTCGAGTGACTTTCAAGATGGCGCTGAATGCCGACAAAACTTTGAATAGCCGAATGCAAAAAGGCTTCAACGGTCGGCTTTTGCTGGAAGCTCCACCAACTGCCTTTCGTAAGGAAGAAGACGCGAAGGAGTTTATTGACCAGTTCAACGAGTACCATTCCGGCACGGAGAACGCTGGCAAAGCTGGTTTGCTTCGAAACGGAATCAAAGCTCAGGTTGTTTCCAGTTCGAACACCGAAGAACAAATGATCGAGATGCGTCAATTTAATCGGCAGGAAATTAGCTTGCTGTTCGGTTTGACTTCAACAATGGGCGACACGAGCGGCGACGGGTACAACAGTCGCGAGCAAAAGAACCTACAGTACCTACTTGATACGCTAATGCGATGGATTAAGAAGTGCGAAGAGGAGTTCGATTACAAGCTACTAACGCCAGCCGAGCGACGTAGCGGCGTGTTCTTCAAATTTAATACAGCTGCGCTGCTACGACCTGACTACGCTGCACAAGTTGATTCAATCGTAAAGCTTCGTAACGCCAAGATCATTACGGCAAACATGGGCCTTGAGTTGCTCGACATGAATCCAATTGAAGGACCAGACGGAGACAAGCTGGAAAACCCAAACACATCCAGCCCGCCTACTGAGCAGCGACAACAGCGACAAGGCGAGCAAGTGCCGCAGAATATGAACGAGATTGAAACGGCTGTTGAGCATTGGATTGAAGTCGAATGCAAGACTGTTTTGGATGCTGCTGCTAAGCAAAAGAACTTTGTTAACTGGATGAACAAACACTATGCTTGGTGGCAGTCGCGGCTTGAGTCTTGCATTGAGCGATTGGACGGCGATCCACAACTTGCATCGGAGCATTGCGCGAGAAGCAAGGATGAGCTGCTGCAAATTTGCGACATTGCCAAGCAGGACGAGCTTGTCAGTATGGTTTCGGAATTGGTTTCTACGTGGCCACAGCGAGCCAAATCGCTGTCTGAAAGGATTGGTGTTCTATGCTAGTGGTCAACGCTGCTAAGGCTGAGATTCTGCTTTACGATGTTATTGGCGCGGGCTGGTTTGATGACGGTATCACGGCCAAGTCTGTGATTGAGGCACTCGCGCCGCTGACAGGAAATCGGGTAACTGTTCGTATCAATTCACCTGGAGGCGTCGTCGATGAAGGCATCGCGATCTACAACGCACTAAAGCGACACGAAGGCGGCGTCGATACTGTCGTCGATTCGTTAGCTGCGTCAATCGCAAGCATCATTGCATTGGCTGGCGAGTCGCGAACAACTTCCGCTGGTTCTCGCTGGATGATCCACAGGGCATCTACTATCGGCATTGGGAACGCGAACGACTTTCGGAAGCTGGCTGACGTTCTGGCAAAGCATGACGATTCGCTGCTTGAGATTTACGCAACGCATCTGGACAAGCCAAGAGAAGAAATCGAGACGATGCTTGATGCGGAAACTTGGTTCACTTCCGATGAAGCCGTTGCGGCTGGCTTGGCTACGTCGAAAGCTGGTGATGCAGTAGAGAAGCCTACCAACTGGGCTTGGTTTCGTAATCCGCCAAAAGACTTGGTTGCTAGTGCTGGTGGATCAATTCGCAACTATCATTTGTCGAAAGTAAAACTTGCGAGACTTCGCGCCGCGACGACTTGACACGGTAGTTGACACAATCCTACAATTCGCACGTCAGAACAATTCGAGCAGTCAGTAAGCCACGCATCACAAATAGCTGGATACAGGCAGGGCGAGAGTTGAAACGGTATTTCGTTTCTATTCCCGCTGGCATGTAACCAGCTATTTGCATTTCATGCCAGCCATTAACAGAGGTTAGCATGAAGGTAAGCGCAAAACTGAAAGCTGAAATCGACGCTTTGGCGGAACGAGTTGAAGCAATCCACGCGGTCGCGAAGCAAGAAAACCGCGAATTGACTGCCGAGGAATCGACTGAGATCGGCGAGATTCTTGGCGACGGCGAAAAGACTGGCAAGGTTGACGCTTTGCAGTCGCAGTACAAAACAGCATTAGCTCAAGAGCGAAAGATGGCTGAGCTTGCTGCTCAACGTCTTCAAATTCAACAGCCTGAATTTGTCCGCGATCAGCCAAGCAACGGCTATCGATTTACGATTCCGGCGCAAGCTCGACGCTACAAAGCCAACAAGCTGGCGTTCGATTCTGATGAGCAAGCCTACGCTGCTGGTCAGTTTTACATGGCCAAGCTTTTCAAGGTTCCATCGGCGCAAAAGTTCTGTCGCGAGCACGGATTGATTACTGCTTCGCAAAGCGGCGGCGACAATCGACGAGGCGGCGTTTTCGTTCCGCTTGAAGTCGAAACAAGCATCATTCGATTAGTCGAGCAGTATGGCGTTTTCCGCCAGAACTCGATGGTTGAACCGATGGCAAGCGACAGGAAGGTTAAGCCGGTTCGCATCAGTGGATTGACTGCTTACCCAGCAGCAGAAAGCAACACGGCCAACCAGTCTAGCAACACCACGACCGAAACCGATGTTGATTACAACAACGTCGAACTGGTCGCGCGAAAGTGGAAGGCTGTTTGCCGAGTCAGTGACGAACTGAACGAAGATGCCGTCATCAGCATGGCAAACGAAATCAGTCTCGAAATGGCTTTGGCGTTTGCTTATGCCGAAGATAACGCAGGCTTCAACGGCGACGGAACTTCAAGCTTTCACGGCATTGTCGGTTTGAAGAATGCCTTGGCTGCTGGTTCGATTTACGACTGCATCGCAGGCAACACTGGATTCACCACGCTTGATCTCGAAGATTTCGAGTACGCATTGGCGAAGCTTCCAAACTTCCCAAATATGCAACCAGCTTGGTACATCTCGAAGCCAGGATATTACGCTTCGATGGCTCGATTGCAAATGGCTGCTGGTGGAAACACGGTTGCAAACATCGCTGGTGCTCCACAGCTCAATTTCATGGGCTTGCCGGTTGTTTGGGTGAACGTTCTTCCAACAACGCTTGGTGCTCAAGCATCAACCATTGTTGCTTACGTTGGCGACCTGCGAATGTCAACGCTGTTCGGTGACCGTCGCGGAATGACGATGAGTCTCGATGGTTCGCGTTACTGGGATGTTGACCAAGTTGGCATCAAGGGAACCGAGCGATTTGACATCAACGTCCACAGCAAGGGTACGGCAACTGCTGCTGGCGCGATTATCGCAATCAAGACCGCAAGCTAATTGCGGACAAGTCCATAGTCAGACCGCGAGAGCGTTGTGCAATCGCGGTCATTTTGAACACGATCCAAAACGGGAATTTAAAATATGATTACGGCTCAAATGGCCAAATACGTTCGGTCAATCAGTCCAGCGGCAATCGTCAATAACGGTTCTGCATCTGCAACCGCAATCGATACGCTCGGATACTCTTATTGCGAAGTCATTTGCCAGCTTGGTGCAACTGACATTGCAATGACGGCGTTGAAGTTGGAGGAGTCTGACGACAACGTTAGTTATGGAGACATCAGTGGCGCAACGTTCGCTGGTGGCACTTCTGCTGATGGCACAACCCTTGCTTTGCCTTCCGCCACTGACGACAACCAGCCGCACGTTTTTCAAGTGAGCTTGCTTGGTCGCAAGCGTTACTTGCGTGTTGTGGCAACTTTCGGCAACGGCGCAACGGGCGGCTTTATTGCGGCTGTTGCTCGATTGTCGCAAGGTGCAGCTCCAAGCAATACCGATACGGACTTGGCGGCGGGCGGCATTTGCCGAGTGTAATGCAAGTTCAAATCATTAGACCTTGGCAGGGTTGGCGAGTCGGTGCATTCGTCAACCCGCCAGACGGCGTTGCAAATTTGTTGTTGCGTATGAAAGTTGCGGTTGTTGCCGATGGACAGAATCAAGTACAGCCTGACGCGAACAGTGGGACCGGCATCGGAACCGCTGACAACAGCCGAAGCAAAGACGCATCTCAACATAGCAGCAAGCGACACAAGCAACGATGACTACGTTGCAAGCCTAATTCAACAAGCGAGAGAGCAAGTTGAACACGACACACAGTTATGCTTGATCGATCAGACGTGGACTCGCGTTGCTGATCGATTCGATGATGACGGGCGCGGCATTCGGTTAACACATAACGCAAGATCGATCACAAGCATCGCATACAAAGACCCGAACGGTACAACGCAAACGTTAGCCACGACGGTCTATGCACTCGATGCAGCAAACAAACGGATAGTTCTGAAATACGATCAGCTTTGGCCAAGCGTTCGCGGCGATTGGGATAGCGTAACGGTGACGTACGTTGCTGGATACGGTTCAAGTTCTTCGTCAGTACCGATGCTCGCCAAACAGTGCATGTTGCTGTTGATCGGCCACTGGTTCGAAAACCGCGACATGCTTACGAACGAAGTGATTTACAACCGCAAAGCCTACGACGATTTGGTGATTCGACTTGCACGGAGTAGCTACCCATGAAGCCGGTGACAGGAACAAATCGCGACGGTGCAAACAAAGCAATTCAGTTGCCAGATAAGCTCACATCGCCAGACGGTCGCGAGTTTCGGCTGCAGGAATGGAATCCGCAAGTTAGCTGCAATGGCGTTGTGACTGTAACCGCAAAGATGATTGTTTACTTGCCGGATAAAAAGGACAGTGAGCAATGACAAGCGGACGACCGACATCAATGCGAACCGGCCAGATGCGGCACAAGATCACGATTCAGTCGTTTACCGAAACGATTGGCGACGATGGGCACGTATCGAAATCATGGTCAACGCTGATGGCAAACGTCCCTTGCAGTTATGAGCAAGTAAGCGGTGGTGAGATTCGACGAGGCAGGCAGATTGAAGCGACAGCGACGGCTTTGTTTACGTTGCGATATGTCCCAAGCGTCAACCCAAAATGCAGGATCAGTTTTGGCGGCAATACATACGGCATCGTTCGGGTCAACGCAATTGACGGCCAAACGCGATACCTTGAAATCCAAGCGGCGGTAGATGCGAATGGCTAACAATTCCGTACAGATCAACTTTGACCTAAGCCAGATTGACAAGTCGTTGGCAACGCTTCCGCATCGATTGCACTACAAGGTGATTGACGAAGGCTTGAAAGCAGCGGCAAAGATTATCCGCGACCGTGCGCGAGAACTTGCGCCACGAAGCGAGCGAACCGGATCGGTCAAGAAGCTGAGCAAGAAAGCGGTTGCCGCAAACAAGCAGCCAAAGCAACCATTGCATAAGTCGCTTGTTTTCTACATTCGCAAGTACGACCGTGGATCAATTGTTCACATCGGCGCAGCGTGGCCTATCGGGAATCACATCAACTTTAACTTCGGCAAAGGTCGCAATCGATTCTTCTGGGGTAAGCGAGTGGACTTCAAAATCTACGAAAACTTTTTGAAGAAAGCAGCAGACGAAACAGAGCCTCAATGGAAGTCGGCATTTGAGCAAACGATCAAGCAAAAGTCGGCGGAGCTTTCCTAATGGCAGACGTTGCGGCATCAGTACGTCAATGGCTTGTATCGCAGTCGAGCGTATCGACTTTGATCGGCCAACGTATGTACCGCGAAAAGATACCGCAAGACGCGACTCTGCCATGCGTCACGCTGACCAAAATCAGCACCTTGCACGAACACAAACTGACAACCGGACTTGCAGGCTTGGCGCGAGCACGTTTGCAATTCGACGCATACGGTTCAACGCCAGCGTCAGCAAATGCAGTTGCCGAAGCGATCAAGGATTGTGGGTTGATGACGCTACGAGGCACAACCAACGGCGTCTACGTCAACAACGTCGAGCTTGAAAGCGGGCAACGAACATTCATCGACAGCGATGATCCAGGCAGTGACGATTCGCGTTTCGTCGTGAGTCAAGATTTCATGGTTTACTATTCCGAAACGGCAAGCTAAGGAGAATTCCAAATGCCAGTTACAGACGTACCAGACTTAGGAAGCGGGGCAACGATTGCCTTTTCGACCACAACCTTTGCGGCCAAGGTTCGCAAGATCACTTTGCCTGACATTGGCGTCGAAGAGTATGACGTTTCGACACTCGACACTACAGGCCATATGAAAACCATTGCTGGCGATTTGAAGAACGCTGGTTCAGTTGTGGTTACGATCCTCGCGCCAAGCGGCTTGACGTTGCCAACTATTGCAACGACTCCAGAAACCTGCACGGTTACTTTTCCGCTGCGAGCAAATGGCGGCGAAGCTGGTGCGGCAACGTTTGCTGGAACCGGATTTTTCAAGCGATACAAACATCCCGAATTGGCTGTTGGTGTCGTGCAGGAAGCGGAGTACGAATTTCGCTTTGATGGTTCAACTGGTCCAGCATTCACGAAGAGCACCTAACCATGATGCAAGTCACGCTTGAGCCGCACATCGCAGACGATGGCACAGTCTTTGCCCAATGGCGAGTTTGTGTCAATGGTCATTTGTGCGGCTACTTGGGCCAGCAAGAAAACGCGCCGCTAAACATCATAGCGATCAACTACGACGAAGAAACCAAGCAGGAGATTCGGCGCAAGTGTGAAGCATTGAAGGGCGGGCCGATACCGGAAGCGATGGCCCAAGTTCTGACAGATGAGGAATGCGAAGAGTACCTAGAGCAAGTAGCGAGCGAGGAAGAGGATGACGACTAAGGCAGCATTGTTGCAGCGTGGCAAGCAAGCCAAGATCGAAGCGGTAAACGTGGACGGCGAGTTGATTGCGTATGTTCGACGTATGACGGCTGGCGAACGGTCATCGTACCGCATGGAAATACTGCAAGCCAAAGACAGCGGATCGGATGCAATCCAAGCAAGCCAGGATGCGTTGTTGATTCGCACCATTTGCGACGAATCCGGCGTTCGCTTGTTTGCCGACGACGATCGATCCGAACTGCTTGAGCTTGACCCGCTCGATGCTGATGCCTTGTTCGAAGTTGCTCACAAACTTAACTCGCGCAAACCAACCGAGGACATCGAAAAAAACTTGCCAGCGACGGAAGGCTAATTTTTGCTTTCCGTCTCTGTCTGGAACTTGGCATCGATGACCCGTTTGCGTGGCTTGAAACAATCGATGACGAGTTGCTTGACTACTGGCAAGCGTACTACCGAATGGAGCCTTGGGGTAATCCTTGGATTCAATCGGCACACATTGCGGAACAAATCAGCCTAATGTCAAGCGTGTTCGCGGCTACTCGTGGAATCAATCGCAAGCACACAAGCTGGAAAAAGTTTATGCCAAGCGATTACCAGCCACCTAAAGCACCGAAACAGAAACTGATGAGCGGAATGGAAGCGTTAGGTATCATGCGTAAGAGGTTCAAATGACAGTCACAGCCGGTGCAGACTTCCAGATTCGCATGAGCGTCGATAGCGTCGTGAACGGCACGAAGCTTGCACGTAGCGAGATCGCGAAACTTGCGGCGATTCAACGAGCCAGCAAGACCGATGCCGACCGATTGAAGGAAGGTCTGGATTTGGTTGAAAAGGCATTGAAGGCCGACCAGATCAGCGCGGAAGCTGCGGCAAAAGCCGTTGCGCACTTGCAAGAAAAGTATGGCGAAACAGCAACAGCAGCAAAAGAGCTTGTTGATGCAGAAGCACAGTTAAACCGCGAACGCAAAGCAAACCTAGACGTTATCAATGCCAAGCTGAAGATGCAGCAGCAAACGTACGAGCAAGTCACCAAAGCACAGCAGCGATCAGCCGACGAAACACGCAAGGCAAACATGGCTTTTGCAAACAACAAGCTTGCTATCATGCAGGCCGACATGCAGAAGATGACTGGTTCGCTTAACGATTTTGGTCGTGGCATGGAATCGGCTTTTGTTCAGCAGCAGGAATTTAGCCAAGCCAACTGGCGAATTGCTGGCTCAAACAAAGAGGCAGCATCGACGGCACGGATGAATCAAATGGGCGCGACGCTTGTTGGCGCTGCGTTTACTGGTGCTGCTGTTGCGGCTAATCAGTACCTTGCGACTATCAACAGAATCGCCAACGAGGTTGACGCTGCGGCAATGCTTGGGCAGACGCGAGAAGAAATGCGATTGCTAACGCAGGCCATTGCAGAAGTTGCTGGCGTAGATGTTTCGCAAGCGGTCGGTGGATTGAAGCAAATGCAGAGCCAAATTGGATTGGCTGCTGTTGGTCAAGGCAAAGGTCAAAAGATACTTGAGATGCTCGGATTGGATGCTCAGTCGCTTGCACAAATGGATGCAACCGAGCAATTCAAAGCAGTGTCAGAAGCGTTGTCGCAAGTTGCTGATAGGTCTACGCGAGCAGCATTAGCGTCTAAGATTTTTGGCGATGCGCAAATCGCCAATGCTGCAATTGGCGATAACGTTGCACAAGCAATGGAACAAATTAACGCTTCGACGTTTAGCTTGACGACCAGCCAAGAAAAAGCAGTTGCGGCAATGGATGATTCTTGGGGGCGATTTAAGAATACGTTGTCGAGCGGGTGGGATCGCATTGTAGGCGAAGTTTCGGAATCGCTTGTCATTATTGGCGGCGGCGGTGAAAGCCTGCGAGAAGCGGCAGTTGCAACAAGCGAACTGGCTAAGTCGTCGGAGTACCTTGAGCAAACTTTGAAGGCAGCGGAAGAAGCGGCGCAGGCAGAAGCCGATGCAATCAAGAAAGCAAAGGAAGATGAAGAACGGGCAGCTCTGGAATACTTCAACACGATTGAAGGCATCGAAGGCAAGATTCGCGAACTGACAAGAGGCAAAGACGCACAACGAGCTTTTGAGCTTCGACAGTCTGGAATGACCGCTGAGCAGACAAACGAAATTATGGCTTCCGAAAAACGGCTTGCAGCATTGGAGAAAGAAAAGAAAGATCGCGAAGATGCTGCAAAGGCAGAAGAGGAAGCTGCAAAAAAAGCAATTGAGACAGCCGAGAAGATTCGGCAAAAGCTTGAATCACCATCTGAGGTTATCGAGCGAACAACAGCAGAATTGAATGCACTGATCGCAGCCAATGCGTTATCTGTCGCAGATGCACAACGCGAACTAAATCGAGTTATCGAAGAGCAATCAAAGACAGCCGTTCCTGAGCGCGGATCGTCACAGGTTTCGACACTAAAGCTGGCCGACGCTGGTGCATTTAAGCAACTGGCGGAAATCCAAGGCAAGCAAAAGGACACCGAAAAGCGGCAACTGTGGATTGCTGAACAAAGCAACAAGCAACTGCAAGAGATTGCAAAGAACACAGCGGCCTTTAAGCCAATGAGGGCAGCGCGATGAGCACGACATTGATTGGCGAGCGACGGAATGGAAGCGGATCGATTCGACGCAATGGCGAGTTTATCGAAATTGCGGAAAGCTACACGTACGTCGTTCGCTCAACAACCAAAAACGAAGATCGACTTACGGTGCTTACAACGGCTGGCTTGCCAATTGTCGGCATTACAACGCTATCGAGCGGTGCGGTTTGTGTTGGCAAAGATTGTGAACGACAGGAAGCAAACCCGCTTTACTGGGAAGTAACTGCTGAGTTTAGTTCAGCACGAAACGACCAGCAGCAGAACCCAGACAATCCAAGCCTTGACCCAACAACATGGATTCCGATTTGGCGAGCGGACATTGAAACAGAGGACATCCTTCGCATAACGGACGCATCTGGATTCCCGTACGTCAATTCAGCGTATCAGCGATTTGACGAAGCGCGTATGGAAGCGTTGCCGATTGCTGTAACGAAGTTCACGCAGTACGAGCCAGCGAACATGGAAAACCGAGGGCTTGAGTTGC